GGAGCGGCAAGTGAAGGTCTATAACGCCGCCGTCGAGCAGCTCCGCCGCGAATTCGGGTTGACGGCACCGCCGCCCGGCGACGAGACAAACTCGCATGCCAACGATACCGCCGGGCCGATACACACGCCAGAGAATCCGTGACCTGGCGTTGAATCGCGCGGGCAACCGCGCGCTCGACGCCGACGCCACGGATTTTCTCTCACAACACCTCTTCGAGCTCTACTCGCTCGCCGATTGGCCCTTTCTCTACGTCGAGGCGGCGTTGACGATCACGGGCGTGACGGTAGCGCTGCCCGCCGATTTCGTCACGGCGGCCGACGATCACGGGTTGCAGATTCTCTCGAACGACGGCAACCCGACGCCTCACACGTTTGCGCTCGAGATATCGCCCGAGGAGCTCTCCGCCCGCTCCGGCCCCGGCATGCAAGCCGGCTCCCCGCCGCTCTACTGGGCGGTTTCTCGGTCAGATACCACGGCGTCGTTTTTTCCCGACCCGACGGGGCACACGGTGCAAGCGCTCCTACGCTACCGACGCCTCCCGGCGGAGCCCGACCCGACCACCGAGCCGAACGATATCCCGGTTTTCCCGTACCATAATTACTTGGTGCAAGCCGTCTATGTGTTTGCGCTCGAACATGAGAGAGACGCTCGAGCGATGCAAGAGGCGGCGGTGCGTGACAAGCTCCTTGCCACCATCCGGCTCGGAGCCGCGCCGCTCCGCTCGCAACGCGCCGACATTCCACTCGATCCGACCGTCTTCCGGTCGCCCTGGCGCGGGTGGTCGGGCGGCTGGCCGCAAGGGTGGTAGATGCCAGGCGCCGACGACAGAGAACACAAGATACCCGTCCGGCGCTTCTCCGGGTGCATTCAGTCGATGGACCCGGCGTTCGTCCCTGCGGGCTTTTTGGTCGCGTCGAATAACTGGATACCGGCGCTCACGTATGTCTTGACCAAGCGCAACGGCTCGCAGCAATGGCAAACGCTCGCCGGGAGCGTCGATTACGTCGATCGGCTCGGAGTGAACGAGGGCTCCGACGGGCACCGCTATCTCTACGCCGTCGTGTGCATGACTACCGGCGCGGATCAGATTCTCGTCTCGGTCGACGATGGGACCTTTACTGCCGTCTCCAACGGCTCGTTTACGACGCCGAGCGCACGGTATGGATACGCCGCGCTCGGTGACACGGTGTACGTTGGCAACGATACCGACCCGATCAAATACATTCACCTCGGCGACGCTGCGGTGGATGTGCTCCAGCTCGGGCTCGCCGATGACACGGGACAATCGTCGACCTTCGTAGCGGACCCCAACTCTAACCTGATCGCCGGCGCCTACGCGTATCGGTGGGCCATCTTCGACACGGCCGCAAACCGGTGGGTCAAAATCGGCAACGTGCACACGGTGACCACCGACGGCTCGAGTCGCGTGCGGCTGCAATTCGCGTCACCGGGCGCCGGGCTCGCCGCGAACCAGCAATGGCACCTCTTCGTTGCCGGCGCCGACCAGATGATCGAGGGGGCACACGATCAGACGCCAAACGGCGTAGCCGTCAACACGCCCGCGGTTTTCGCGCTCTACGACGATCCGACGGTAGACACTACGGTTGTTCCGATTCCGTCAACCGTACAACGCCGTGGCTCGCATTTAATCGCGCACCGCGGATGCCTCTACGGAGCCGGCGGCCCCGGCGCCGAGGGCAACCGCGTATGGGCGTCGGCGGTGCTTGTGCCCGGGCTTGAGCAAGCCGCACGCGACCAAGGGGTATTCTATCCGGCGACGGCACTAACGCGTGACCTCGGCGATACGGTGACTGGGCTTGCCGTCGTGCCGCTCTCGTCGGCGGTTGCGGTGCCGACGGCGCCGCTCGCCATCTTTACCGCCGTAACGACATGGATGTGGCAGGGCGACCTCTCGAGCGACGACCCGAGCTCGAGCTTGGCGCAGCTTTCCGGGGAGATCGGATGCCCGAGCGACCGCACCATATGCCCGACGACGGTCGGGGTGGTCTTTTGCGGCAAGCGGAGCGTGTATCTCCTGACGCCCGGGTCGACCGAGCCGAAAGATATCGGCTGGCCCATCGAAACCGCTATCCGAGGCATTCCCGCCGACGCTCGCGGGAAGTCGTGGGCGGTATTCCACCGCGGCTTTTACAAGCTCGCCATCGCGCCTCCAGGCGCCGCATTCCCGTCGATTCAGTGGTGGCTTGATCTACGCCACGGGCTCGGGGACCCGCCGTCCTGGTGGGGGCCGCATACGACACCAGCCTATACTGCGTCGACCCGGTGGCAGAATCACCCGAACGAGGACGACCGGCAATGGGCGGCGCTCGGGGCCGGGCAGATGCTCTTGCTTGACCAAGTGGGGTCGTATGTCGAGGACGGCTCGCCGCCGGTGCCGATCGTCTCCCAAGCGCTTACCTCCTACCTCGACGATGGGACGCCGCTCGTGCCGAAACTCGCCAAGCGTGCCCGCATGATCGCCCGCATTGATGCGGATACGTCGGTTACGGTGCAGATCACGGGCGACCAGGCGCTATCGACGACGGGGCTTCTCAAGTTTTACGCGCCCCCCTCGGCGCTCTGGAATACTTCCGATTGGAACGTCGACAATTGGGAAGTGGCAGGGCTCGACTTGGAGGAGCTCGAGGTCGCGGTGCCGGAGATTCGCGCCCGGGCGTTTCAGGTATCGCTCACGCATACCGACCCGGTGGGGATGGACCTCCGCGATTTCGAGTTACGCGTGCAGCCGTCGGCGAGAGAGACCCGCTAAATGGCGACCATTCAGCGCCCCACCAAGCAGGGCAACGCCACCACGTACCAAGGGAAGGTGGCTGCTGGGTATACCAAGATTCTCGCCTCAGAAGTCGATGCAGATATCGACCTGATCTACTCCGCATGGAATCAGGGAGTTGATACCGTCAACATCGCCGACGGCTCGATTACAGGGTCGAAGCTCGCGCCCGGTGTTGTCGGCTCGCGAGAGTTGACGGATGGCGGCATTCAGACCGTCGACATCGGCGACGGGCAGGTGACGACGCCGAAAATTGCCGACGGCGCTGTCACCGCGGGCAAGCTGGTCGGTGGCGGTGTGATGGGTGGCGACCTCTCCGGCTCGTATCCCAATCCATCGCTCGGCGTCGTGCATAGCGGCGTGGTGAGTTTGACGGCGCGGGGGCAGCTCTCGACCGCATCCAATACGCTCGATCTCCTTGCTAACAGCCAAGGAAGCCCGAGTTACGACAACTCGAAGCCGTCCTATATGGTGCGGCTCGACTACACCGCCGATCAGGCAACGCTCTTTCGGGCGCCCGCGGGGAGTCCGACGACGTGGGCGTTTCCGTTCTACGTCAAGGGGAGCGACGGGAAGACCTATTGCACGCTCGCCGATAAGTCGGTTGCGCTTGGGCAGCTTGCCATCGGTGCGGCGCTGCAATCCATTGCCGTGCAACAGGTTACGGCACACACGCCAACCCTGAGTGAGCAAGTTATTGTGGAGGCGGTTTGGACCTCGCGGGGCGGCCAGTGGCTTGGTATCGCTGTCCTCCAAGGTGTCGTTGCCGTCGCCTCCGGGTCGCCAGCCATCGGAGTCTCTGGCAACCTTCGAATTGACGGGACCCCCGGGGCAGCCGACGGGACCATCGCCGCGGGCTACGCTATTCCCGGGACGTCTGTACCAAGCGCGGTAGCTGTTGTGCCATTCTCGCTTGCCATGGCGGCCACGGGTACGGGCGGCACTGTAGGATCGCACCGCATGAAGGCGACATGCTGGTTGACGGGGCAAGTACTTGCCGTGAATACCGTGCAGAGCGGCTTTCTCCTTGTCGGGGAGTTTGCATGATCGTACGCCGGGCCATCTTCGCTGACCTTCCGGCCATCCGCGTCGGCTTTGCGCACCTCGTCGCCGAGCTGGAAGCGCAGCGGATTGTGCCGTACCCGGAGCACGACGCCACCACGCTCGACGATTTCACGGTGCATCTGGCCGGCCGCATTGGCGCCGATCCACGCCTCCTACTCTACGTGGCCCTCGAGGACGAATCGCACCGCCTCCTCGGCTTTTTGGGCGGCGAGGTATCGCAACGCCTGCTCGGCTACCCGACGGTTTATGGGGCCGCCCATTGGCTCTATGTGGCGCCCGCGGCGCGCGGGCCCGGTGTTGGCCGTGCCATGGTCCGGTTGGCGTGTGAGGACTTGGCGCAACTGGGAATCACGCACGTCGAACTCGCATCGCTTACGGGCGACGACCAGTGGGCACGCCGCGGCTGGTATCCCTACCTCGTGCATTTCGTCTTGCCGCTCGAGGCGGTCTATGCCGGAGCGGCGGAGCGGCCCCCGGCGCCCGCGCTCGAGCCGGCGCCTGCGCTCGAGGTGCCACCGGCCGCGGAGCCGCTCGCGGCGGCAAACGGCAACGGGGCCGGCAAGCGACCGCGGCGCAAGCGTCAACCGACGGGCCGCCCTCGAGGGCGCCCGCGTAAGGTGCCGCTCCCGCCGGAGCCGGATGCGAAGCCATGTTGACCATCCGGCGTGCAACCCGGGGCGACGTGGGGCAGCTCGCCGCCATGCTCCGCGAGCTGATTTTCGAGCACCAAGCGCGCTTCCCCGACGCGTACCCGCGGCTCGAGCCCCACACGGCGGCCGCACATTACGCGCACGAGTGGGACGGCCGCCTAGACTCCGATCCGAGGTGCAACGTGTGGCTCGCCACCGACCGCGATACGAGGGGGTTTCTCGCGGGCGAGGTATGGGCGCGGGCGGTTGGCGAGCCACCGGCCGCTTTCTTCGTCGAGTGGGTATACGTCGTGCCCGAGCACCGCAAGACCGGGATATCACGTGCGCTCTTTCGAGAGGGCTTGATACCCTATTGCCGGCGCCACGGGATCGGCGTCGTCGAGGGCCGCACGGTGCCGGGCGATACGCAATGGAATGAGCGCGGATGGGCGACGACGGCGCTCTGTGTGATGCGGAACGTCGACGCGCTCGAGCAAGACGTGGCGTGCGATGATGCACGACTCCCGACGTTACCACCGGCGCCCCGATACCGAGCGGCTCCGCTACTACGGGAAGAATCAATCGAGCACGTCGATCAGCTCGCCCTACGGTGCGCTTCCGATGCAGATGGCGGGCCGTATCTCGCGCCAGCAAATAAGCCCGCTCCT